TCAGAGCAGTGCGGACGGCATCGGCGCTTCTTCGTACTCGCCCCACACCGATTGATCGTAGTCGACGACGGAGCCGGTCATCAGACCTGACTCGTCCGTCGCGTCGGTCGCCGTCATTTGCCTTTCCTCGTATAACGATTTGTCAAAGTTCTCGCGCCATGAATGACCGCGCGGAAGTCTGCCCGCTTTCGTGTCGGGCAATGTCTCAGCCCGTATCCCGTCCATTACAGCCGGGCATTCGCTTCCTCCGCATTCCTTTACCCACAGCGCCAACAGCGTTCCTTGCGGTTCGCCTACCATTGCTGGCGGGGCTAGCTCGTTTTACCCGATGCCTTTCGTGATGTACCAGAACAGCGCCGGCGTCATCCAGACACAGCTCTCCACCGGCGGGCAAGGCGGGCCCCTAGGCCGCCCGTGTTTGCGCAAGCGAAGATGCACGTCCCGATTGAAACTGCTAGGCAGGCTCGCGACCATGCGCGCAGCGTAGGTGCCGATTGCGCGGTTGCAATCGGCGGCGGATCGACGGTCGGCCTAGGAAAAGCTATCGCGCGTGAGTCGAGCTTACCCATCATCGCCATTCCAACCACGTACACCGGCTCCGAGATGACGCCGATCTATGGCATTACGGAGGACGGGTTGAAGCGTACCGGACGTGACTCGCGTGTTTTGCCCAAGACCGTCGTCTACGACCCCTTCCTGTCACAGCATTTACCGCTCCGCTTGTCGTTCGTGAGCGGCCTCAATGCGATTGCGCACGCCGCAGAAGGAATGTACGCCCGAGACGGCAACCCGATCATGTCACTCATGGCCGAAGAAGGAATACGCGCGTTGGCATCTGCCGCATGCGGAAACACATGCAATCGTGTTGCCACACGCACTCGCCTATAACAGCGCCGCGGTGCCCGACGCGATGTTTCGAATCGCCCGGGCGCTCGGAAGCGAGAATGCTGCGCTTGGTGTCTTCGAGCTCGGGCGGGAACTCGGCATTTCGTCCGGTTTGCGCGAGATTGGCATGCAAGAATCCGACCTTGATCGAGCATGCGAGCTCGCCTTGTCGAATCCCTATTGGAATCCACGCCCGATCGAACGCGGACCCCTCCGGTCCTTACTTCAGGATGCGTGGAGTGCGAGCGCGCCGCATCTGTGACCAGAAAGTCAGCGTGACTTGCCGTACGGAAATCGAGGGCCTGTCGTGGGGCATTGAACGCCGGTTCATTACCCCATGGTCCCCGTGAAACGGCCACCATCAACCGTCGCGACGAAAATTCGGAGATCTCCACGATATCCATTGTTCATTTGGTCACGACGGTGATTGCGATTTGAATGAGTCATTTGTCAAATCCACTCACCCGAGCTTGATCTCAACGATCGACCGCCTCACTTTCTCGGTTCGGCGACTTCCATAATACGCACATCATGATTTCGATTCGAGCAGCAAACCACCGTGGCCGTGCCGAGCATGGCTGGCTTAGTTCCCGTCACACGTTTTCTTTCGCGAACTACTACGATCCGAAGCAGGTCGGCTTCGCGACACGCAGCGCGCTAAGTCGATGCAGTTGTCGTCCCGCCATGTTGCCCTCCCTACCCACAAACCCACATCGCTACCCATACTTCGTGAGGAAATTGTGCGGGACGTCAACGGTAGCCGCAAGCACGTCGTTACCCACAAATCACTTTAAAATCAGCAATCTACAGGACATCAACGGAAGAACCCGGAAGGGCCCGGAAGGCCCATGTGGCGGAAGGCAGCAGACTTTATCAGTCGGGCGCCGAGCCTTGCTAGGTAAGGATTCCGCGTCGCCGGAAAATGGCTACCCACAACCGTACCCACAATCGGTGAAGCGCTCCCCCCAACCCTACTTTCCGGCCGGCTTCCAGCCGCACACCTTCGCGCCGGCCTGGTTGTGCGCAAGGATCGCGCGCGCGGTATCGTCGCTGATGACGTCCGTCCGGCTGACGTAGATCGGCCGGGTCCAGTCGCACGCCGTATCGACGATGCGGGTCTTCGTGACGATCTGCGGCTCGCACGGCGCCGCAGCGGCCGGCTTACTTCCGGGTCCAGTCGTCGCGCAGCTGCTGCTCAGCGCCGCCAGCAGGCAGAGCGCCAATGTTCGTTTCTGCATCGCTTCTCTCCTTGACTGCGGCCGCGCCGGATCGCGCCGCGTCAGCGTTCGCCTGCGCTTCCGCGTTCGCGGCCTGCGCCGCCTGTTCATGCGCCTGCGCGGCGTCCGCGCGCGCTTCGGCTTCCTTCTGGCCGGCCTGCGCAACCGCGGTGCCAGCCGCCTTCGTTTTCGTCCAGCCGACCAGCACGCCGGCCGCGATCCCGCCGCCGGCGACGATGATCGGCCAGAACTTCGCGAGCAGGCTGATGAGGAGGGTCGTCATGCTTTGCTCCATGTGCCGGTGAGGAATAGACCGCGCTCGGCCGCGCGGCGGCGCTGGAGGCCCGGCAGCACCACGCCGCCGGCCCGGTTCCAGGCGAGGAACTGGTCGGCCGCGCCGGCGAAGTCGCCGATGTTCAGGTGCCGCAGAAGCGTCGACGGCTGGCCGCTGGCGAGCGTGATGATGCCGTCGCGCCCAGGGTCGCCCGCGCGGCGCGCGCGGCCCGCCCCGACGTTGTTCACGATGCTCGTCATGGCCGCCTTCTGCTGCGGCGACAGCGGCACGCGCGCGGCCTGGTCGACGAGTGCCGCCGCGGCGCGCAGGTTCACGTCATGGCGCGCGTCGGCCGTCGCCTGCGTCCACACCGTACCCTCGCACACGTCCGGGCCCGTCGAGCCCCATCCGCAGGTCCACGGCACGCCGCTGAGCGCGCGCAGCGCCGGGTCGCTCGGGATCGGCGCGCCGCCGAGCACCTTGTACCAGAGCCCGCGCGCCTGGAGCGCGCGCGCGAGCGGCGACGCCGGATCCGGGTAGGCGGTCAGGTAGCAGCTCTCGAAGTGCTGCGACAGCGGGCGGCAGAGCGCGAGCCAGTCGTCGGCGCCCGCCGGAGCCGGCGAGCCTTGCAGCGCGGGGCTTTGCGGGGAGAATGCTTGGATCATAGGCACGCTGGCTTCCGGTTTTGTTACCGCGGCCGAGGGCGGCGGCGCAGCGCTCGACGCGCTACTTGGCGAGATCGGCAGCGGTTGCGCGACTTCGGCCGGCGTCGGCGCGCCGCCGAACAGCCGCGCGAGCGCACCGAACAGGTCACTGAGCGCCATCGCCGCTCCTCTGCCCGGCGGCCGCATCCGGCGGCGCCACGCGGCGCACCGCGGTATAGCGCACAGCGACGATCGACGCGAACAGGATCGCGTAGCCGATCCCCTGCTGCACATGCGCCGGGATGATGGTCTTCAGGTCTTCCGGCATGCCCTGCCATGCGTCGCGCAGCGTCGGGCCGAAGGCCGAGATCGCCGCGAGCGCACTCGACAGGATCACCGTCCCGCGACGGTGCAGTCGCTTCCAGTCGTCAGCCAGTGTGATTTTCCAATTCATTTCGTCCACCTCCGAGTTTCGGGGCGATTTCCAGCCGCGCCCAATACGAGCTGCGAAACCATTTGCTTGATGTCCTTCAAATCGTCGCGCATTGCCTGATTGCTCTGTTCGAGCACCGTGACGCGATTGGAAAGTCCGGAGTAAAGCCCGATACACCACGCGGAAGCCCCGACCAGAGCGGCCAAGATCGACACGACACCGGCGACCGTGCTAATAACCGTTTTCGCGCTTACGAGCCAAGAATTCGGGGCATTTTGCGGAATATTTTGAGCAGCCATTTAGCCGGACCCGTGGATTAAAAATCAGATGGGCTGATTATCGGCCAAATGTTTATCTCCAAAGAGGCTCAGCTATATGAGCGAACATCGTCCTCGTCCGGCCTGATTGTCGATGCTGTTTCTCGACACGGCCCCCTCATATCCCAAGATCAAGGTCAACGAGATCTGCGCCCATCGCGTGATGAAGGCATCTGCGTTGGAGCAGGCGACAAGCGGTACCTTTCGCGCGCACGGGATGTTCGACAGATGGGGAGCGAGCACGTTACGGCGCGTGGCCGGATCGATAGGGTAGAATCCTGATCTCCACCGCTCCCGACTCATTATGTGATCCATGCGAATTCCGTTTGCTATACATCGTCGCGTGCCAATAATACGCAAGATTCTGGAAGCCAGAGATCGGGCTTTGGCCGAAGCTAATTCTTTAAGAAACGAGATCGACAAAGTCAATGCAAAGCTACTGAATATTAATCAGTATCTGGAAATTCACAAACTTGGAAATCTGGATTCAGTTTCTTCTGCTATAAAAATTCCAAGCCGGGAACGAAAAAAATACAGCATTTCGCCATCCAATTCTGCGTTGATAAGCGACGGATACCGAGAGAAATTTCGTGAGGCGCTCTTCAAAACTTCGTATTATTGGGTTCCAGAAGATGCTCGAAACAGTGAATCGGTGTCCGCCGACATCGATGCGCACGTAGAACGGAGATTTCGCTTTTTTGATGGGAATATCGTTCCATGGGTCAGCTCGGTAGCCGACCTGTCACAGATGACAGTTATCGAAATCGGTTCAGGAACTGGTTCAAGTACTCTTGCCTTCGCTCCACACGTAAAGCGTGTAATCTGTCATGAAATCGATAACCTTAGTTCTTCTGCAGCGCGTGCACGGCTCGACTATTTCGGGATAGATAATGTCGAGATTCGAAACGAATTATTCGGCCCAGATTCTAACATCGCAGTTAAGCGCGAACCTGTCCATCTGGTAATGCTGTGCGCTGTGCTTGAGCACATGCACTTCGACGAGCTTCATAGCGCACTTGTGACCGCCTGGGATTTGCTACAACCCGGAGGCCTACTCGTCGTCGCAGACACGCCGAATCGACTTGCCTTATTTGATGAGCATACAAGTCTTTTGCCGTTCTTCTCAACGCTACCGCCGGACTTACGCACGAGATATGCAGCCCATTCTCCGCGGCCAGATTTTGCGGAATCTATGGCGCGCAAAACAGGCAATGAACAAATCGATACTCTGACGCGTTGGGGGTCTGGCATCTCATACCATGAATTTGAACTAGCTCTAGGGCATGACATACACGATCACATTGTCCTAGATGGATACGAGACCGAAATCCTTGATCTGATGCCAGACCAAATAGATGATATTGTTTTGCGCGCCGCATTCCATTACTACAGAATTCCTGCACATCTGGCATTCACCAGGCACAACCTGTACTTTGTATTGAGGAAATGAAGTCAGCTATAAATCTGTGGCGCCGGATGTGGCGCCACTATAGATATCGCCGATTGATACGGGATATCCGTCTTGAATCAAAATAACCTGGGAATCCTCTGGTAAGGGCCACACTTCAACATCTCCATCCCAGATGATGAGGTTGTCAACAACGCCCTGTTTCACGATTGCATATCTGGCCATATATCACCATTCGAAGATGACGACGGATGGGGAGCCATTGCCGCCAAAGTTATTGTTTGCACCACCCGAGCCTCCTGCGCCATAAGCTCCCGCACCCGCGCCAGGATAGCCAGAACCGCCGGGCAGAGGGCCGCCAAACACGGAAGATGCACCATTCCCCGAGAAATAGCCCGAACCACTGCCGTAAAATGCGGCTTGTCCTGGCGTGCCGGGCACATTGAGCGCTGCTAGCACATTAGCGCCAGACGTGGTTGATACAGGCGCTCCATTACCTTGTCCGCCAATAGGAACGCCAGCACTCGCGCCGGGAGACGGCAAACCACTAAATACGCTCACCGAGATTCCCGTGCCGGTAATCGTCGTTGTGCCGCCCGCATTGCCATTGCCTGTCGTGCCTTGAGTCCCCGGGGCGCCGATCGTTACAGTGAGCGTTGCGCCAGGTGTCACGGCCAGTACTCCCTCACTGTACGATCCGGAGCCTGCGCCGCCCGCCGCCGAGTTGGCCGCATTGGAGCCACCGCCGCCCGCGCCCGGTCCAACCGCACGATATTTCATCTTCGTCACATTGGCTGGGACCGTAACTCCCTGACTTGACGTGATGACCAGCATATTGGTCAGCAGCGACTGAACTTGGCTGAGCGGTATCGCCTGATTGGCCTGCGTCGCAGATTGTGTCGTCAGTTGCAGTGGCGACGACATGCTTGTTACCTGCCCCAATTGCACGGCATGCCCGCTCTGCGTCGCGGAAGCGATGCTCTCCGCCGGCTGCACGATGTTCGTGCCGTCGCCAGTGATCTTCTGCTGCCCCGCGGCGAGCGCGACGCCGGTCCCGCTCGCCGTCTTGGCCGTGACCGTGAACGCGCCGGTCGTGTTATTCACGATGGTCCAGTCACGCGTCCACGTCGGGAAGATGATCTGTACGTTCGCTGTCAGCGTGCCCGCGAGCGTGATCTTCGACTTCATCGCCTGCGCGGGCGTGAGCGTGACGTTCGAACTCGCGAGCCCGGTGACGGCGGTGACGCCGTAGGCGTGCGACGGCACCCACTTTGTGCCCGCGCCGGTGTCCGGGTTGTCGGTGTTGTTGTCGTTCAGGCTCAGCCACGAACCCTGCTGATCGGCGCTCATCAGCACCGCGCCGGCCGGATAGCCGCCGACGTTCGCATCGGCCGAGAAGGTCGAACTGAACGCGTAGCGGCCGCCCGCGTGCGCCCACCGGATCGACTGCGTGATCAGGTTCAGGACGCCGTTGAAGTCCGCACCTGCCGGCGGGATACCACCCGCCGCAATCGGCGTGAACGTCAGCGGCGGGAAGCCATCATTGAGCGACGCGGCGCCCGGCGTAATGCCGATCTGAGACGCCTCCGGAATCGTGTTCTTCGTCCCGTTGGCCGCGAACGGCAGAGGGACGAGAGTGGGGGTTTGGTTAGACTGCATTCACCGCTCCTGTGAAGAAGGTTCCTTGCCCGAATGGCGCAATCGATGACGTGCCCGCTTCGGCGAAACCGAAAACGTTCGGCACTGGCACCTGTACGAACGATGCGAGCACGCCGGTCGGGCGCGGCAGCGCGCCGGACTGCGTGATGATCGCTTGCTCCCACGGTTCGAGATAGAACTCGAACGTGTACCGCATCTGCATGTTGCCGAGGTCGTTCACGTAGCAGCGGCCGCGGCCCTTGAACAGGTTCTGCAGCAACTGGTTGTAGCTCGGGATCGACCCGTCCGAGATGTTCGCCATCGCCTTGACAAGGATCAGCGTGCGGAAAGCATCATCGGACAGGTAGTAATTCTCGGTGACACTGCTGCCCGAATAAAAGACCCCGGAGCCGAATGGTGTCGCGCTCGCGTTGCCGGCTTCGGTGAAGCCGAGATTGAGCTCCGTGCTCGGGATTTTCAGTAGGCGTCCGTGCTCGAGCCCGACGATTTTTCCCCAGATGTCGAGTCCGCGGCCGACTGCCGTGTCGACGTTCCACACCATGTCGTAGAACGCATCGATGTCCGCGCTCGGATCGATGTACTGGTCGAAGTTCGTGATCAGCTGCAGCAGCGTCGGCGAGTTCGCATATTGCGAAATGATCGTGCTCAACACGTTCTTCATACGAGGCTCACCGCGATGTTGGCCGCCGTGATCGTAGGCGTCTTGTCGATGCCCATCACGACGCTGTTCTGGTTCGCCGTGGTCGTGCCGAGCTGGATCGACAGCAGCTCGACCGACGGGTCGATCGCCATCACGCCCGGGTAGTAGCGACCCGCGAAGATCGTCGAGTTGCTGCGCGCGCGCGAGCCACCGTCAGCGCCCGTGAACGCCGCGATGATGGCGTTCTGCACGAGCTGCACGATGTTGGCCGGCAGGTTCGGATTATTCGCGAGCTGCACGGCGAACAGGATCGGCACCGCGGTCAGCACCTGGAATTTCACCTGATACGATGGGTACGGCTGCGACCCGACGCTCGTGTCCTGAACCGTCACGGTCGTGTTGCCGTTGTAATTGCAGCCCGGCGACTTCTTCGTCCAGATTGCGTTGCCGATGTCCTGGGCCGCGCCGCCATAGATGCCGACGTACAGCGAATTCGGCGCGAGCGTGTACGTGCCGTTCACGACCGACGTGCCGAGCGGATTGTCGAGCACGCACGCGTCGAGCACGCCGGCGATGTTCAGCACATTCGCGCGCACGGCCGGCACCGAGCCGGCGGCGTTCAGCGCGACCGACTGTCGGCGGCGATACTCGAAGTCCGCGCGCGACTCGACGTCACTGCCCTGCACGCCCGAGACGACGGTGACGGTGTCCCAGCCGGGGATCGCCTGATAGATCGACACCTGGCCGGCGGCCGGCACGGGCACCGGCCCCGTCGTCTTGCATGCGAAGCCGAGCGTGATCGTGCCGCTCGCCGGGATTGTGCCGGCCTGCGTGCACAGGTAGACGTTGTTGCTCGAATCCTTGATTAGCGCGCCGACCGGGATCACGGTGTTCGCAGCGCCGACACATACGACCTGCAGCGCCGTCGGCTCGGCCGGATTGCGCTCGATGAAGTAGATGCGGCCGATCGCGTCCTGCCAGCGGCCGTCGGCCAGGTCCGGATCGACGCCGTTCGAGACCTCGAGCATGTCGTCGTTCTTCGCGCCGATGATCGCCGCCAGGCTCGATGCAAGCTGCCCCTGCGGCGTCGTCACATTCGGACTGCCGTCTTCGTTCGTGATGTTCAGGTTGCCGCCGAACGCCGCGTTCGTGTCCGCGAGCACGCCGGTCAGGATTGCGGATTCCGCTGGCACGATCGGCCCGGTCGGTGCCCAGTTGATCGGCGGTACGCTGGAGGTGGGAGGAGTCGACATGCGGAGCCTCAGAAATTGACGGGGAGCACGCCGGCGGCCGTGGCGACCTGCACCTGGCCTGTGACGACGCGATCCTTCATGGACGTGATGAAGCACTGCGCGGCCTGTACGCCGTGCACGCGCCGCGCCTCGTTCACGATATCCTTCTTGATGAGCGGCAGCGGCGGACGCTTGCCGAGGATGTCCTGCCAGTACGGAACGCCGACTGTCGTGTCGTACCATGCCTCGCCGCGGAACGTGCGCACCGCGCTCGCGACGTCCTGCGCGGTCGCATACGGGTCGGCCGCGACGGCGATGTTCCCGTAGGCATCGAGACAGAGATCCCAGGTCGTTTGATCGAGTAGAAGGGTCGAGGGCATCAGATCGGTACTCCCGTGTTTCCGCCGCCGGTCTGCACACCACCGTGCTTGTGCGTGTGCACGCTCGTGCCCTGCGCGGTGACGTCGTTGACGACGGTGAGCGGTCCCTGCATCAACGCGTTGCCGCCGAGCGGTCCCTCGCCCTGCGTCATCTGGCCGTCAATCTCCACGGCGGGCGCCGAGTTCGTGATCTGGCTGCCGGCCGTCAGGCCGATGGTGTTGTCGGCCTGCAAAATGATCGACGGCGCGGCCATGCGGATCTGCGTCGGCGAAACGATCTCGACGCCGGCCGTCGAGAAGCGCACGTACTGGCTCGGCGCGCCGTTCAGAAAGCCGCCGATATACAGCCCGTCAGCCATGTCGAAAATGCGCTTCGAGCCCGGATTCGCCGGGCCGCGATTCGCCTTCACCGACGAGATATCGCGGTCCTCGACGATCGCCACGCCGATGTCGCCGACCTGCGGGTCGATGATCACCGCGTTCGCGCCGCCCTGCAGCCGGAAGTACGGCAGGTTGTGGATCATGCCGTGCGGCATCGCGTTATCCGAACCGTCGAGCTGGTTGACGAGCGGCACGACGTCGACGAAGCCGACCGGCGCCACGCCGCCGCTGTTCGTCACCGCCTTCACCTGCACGAGGCGCGCGCCGGCGATCTGCCGCAAGATGCTCCAGACGACGAACGATTGCTCGTTGAACTCCGACGTGCCGGACGTCGGCCGCTGACTGCCGCGGAAGCCGAAAGGATCAGATGCCATTCTGCGGATACGCCGAAAGTTGAGTGAACCATGCGCCGTCCGGCACCTCGCTCTCCAGCGCATGCGAAAGATCGAATACGTTCCAGATGCCGCAGGCGACCGGCAGCGAGCTCTGCACCTTTACCTGGCCGCCGTTCTTGATGTTCGGGTTGAACTCGGTCGACAGGCCGAGGCCGTTGCTTGAGAACGTCGGGTAGCCGCGCATGCCTGTCTCGGGGGAAATCAGCGGAATGTCGCCGGTTGTCGCACGCGCGCCGGCGCGCGGCCAGATCGCGAGCGTGTCGCGGTCGATCAGATAGTTGATGTCCGCCGCACGCGCGCACGCACGAGCCTGCGCGAGCGCGGTGCCCGGAAGGTATGGATTTGAGAGCTGCACCTGTACGCCATTGTTCTCGAACGTGAGCCCCATCGTGTCGGCAAGCTCCTTCATGATCGTCGCGACGTCGACCGACCCTACATAGCTGAGCGCGCCGACAGGCTTCACTGCCTGGATCAGACCGGCATAGCCGATCACGTTGAGCGGCACATCAGGCGCGCCCTGAAAGTCGCCCCACGCCTCGCCGATCGTGCCGGAATAGACGACATGCATGCCGTTCTCGTCGTCTCCGGCGGCGAGCTGGATCGAGTTCTGTGCGCGGATCGCAGTGTTGATCGGCCCGACCGTCGTCAGTTGGTTGATCATGGACAGCGGGATGCCGTACGCCCTGATCTGCGCGGCCGCCATCGCATCGCCGCCAGGTACCGTGATGAGCGACTGCACGCGCAGACCAGTGAGCGTCACGGTGTTTGAACCGTCGTCGCCGAACTCGCCCTCGCCGAGCGTGATCGTCAGGTCGATGCGCTTGCGCGTGAAGCTCATGCGAGGTCTCCCGCTTCGAGGTAGACGAGCTGCCAGCGCGCACCGAGGCCCGTGTATTCCGGATCCGCAACGCCCTGCGTGTCGAAGAACGTCAGGTCGCCGACGAAGTCGAGATACGCGTGTCGGATGAGCAGCACGCGGTCGCGGCAGACGATGCCGCTCTTGATCGCCGCGTTGTTCACGGCGAGATCGAGATACATGCCGGTCGTCTTCTGGTAAACCGAGATCTGGCAGTTCTGGCCGGCGAGCAGCACGCTGAGCTTCTGCGATGGATTGGCTGTCAGGGGAACGTTCAGCATCATTGCACCCCATGAAAGCCGTACTGGTTGTCGGCCGTCACACTGCCTGGCGTCACCGACACTGGGCCATATACAGCGGCCTGACCCGCCGATGGTGGTTGAGCCTGAACCTGCCCCACAGTGATCGGATCGGACGCGATGGGATCCTTCGTCTTTTTGAACTGCGCGATGACGGTCTGCCGGACCTCCTCGAGATACAGCTCGGCGACGACCATCGTCACGCCATTCTTCGACGTACGCCGGTAGTCGTAAGCGACCACGTTTGCGTTCTCGTACGTCGCATCCGGCGTGATCACCGTGAACAGCATCGTCGACTGCTTCGCCGCTTCAATCGACGACAGGAACGCGGTGCGCCGCGCGTCGCTGCCGCCGCATACCAGCTGCACGCGCGCGTTGTACGGCATCTGAACCTTGTTGTAGTCGGCGAAGCCGCCCTGCTCCTGCGGATACTTCGAGATGCGCGAATCGCCACGGTATTCGACGCTCAGTGCGGTGTCCGCGACCGCAAGCGGTGCGCCAAACTCGTCGAAGATGCCCCACACCGGCGCGAGCAGCCCTTCAAGCAGCCCGATCGCGTCCGTCACGATCGTCGAGACCGCGAACGAGCCGAGCGACTCGCCGGGCGCGCGGATGAGCGGCGGCACGCCGGGCAGGTTCGGGACATTCGGGAAGGTGGGGACGGTGAGATTCGGCAGCGGCATGTCAGCTCAATCCGGTGTTGGCCTGCGGCACGACGAAGCTGTAACGGCGCAGCGCGCCGCCCAGATCGCGCGCGATGCCGGGCGCGTCAGTTGCCTGCGTGTGCACGGTGATAGGTCCGTTGATGTTCGTCTCGTTCGTCGACGTGCTGGTCGAGGTTGAGGTGCTCGGCGCAGGCGCGGCGGCTGCAGCGGTCTGCTGCGCGATCTGCGTGGCGTTCGCCTGCCCCAGACCGCCGAACACCTCTCGCGCGTACTGTTGGCGCCGAGCGATGTTGGCCTCGGCTGCACCCGGGCGCTCGTACTCACGCGAATGGACCTCGGCGGCAAACTCGGGGCTGCGCGCCAGCCGGATTCGCTGGTCGGCCTGCTTCTCGGTGTTCTTCAGCTCCCAGAGCATAAAGTCGACCTGCTCGCCGAAGGTCGACTGCGCGAGCGAGTGCCCGAATTGCTTCTCGAACTGTCGCGCGCGCGGGCCGAGCCATTGTGCGATGCCTGCGGCGCCGGACGACTTGTTCACGGCGTTCGGATCGAGCTGGCTTTCCTGACGCAGGCTTCCAACGATCCCGGCCGCCTGCGCATCGGTATAGCCGGCCTCCTTCAGGCGGCCGAGCAGATACTGTTGCCGGTCGGCGAGCGAGCCGCTATTCGCGGCCGCGCGCGCCTTTCCCACTGGATCGCCGTCCCACGTGTCGCCGGGCTGCGTCAGACGAGTCTGGTCCTCGCCTTCGTTCAAGCCCTGGCTGTACAGCGCGAGCCCGGCGATACCGAGCAGGCGTCCGATGATCGGGAGCGCGGCGCCGCCGTTCGTGCCGACGGCGCCGAGCGCGCCGCCGAGCTTCAGGAACGCGCCAGCCAGCGAGAGAACGCCCGACGCCATCGAGAGCAGCTTCAGGCCCGCGAACGCGATGAGGACGTTCTTCCAGCCGCCGACGGATTCAGCCGCCTTGTCGGCCCACTGGACGAACTGCTGCACCGATGTGACGGCCCGATCGATCCACGCGCTGATGTCCGCTTTGTGATCGGCCACCCAGTCAGCCATATTCTGCAGCTTGCCGAGCAGCTTCTCGAAGGTCGGCATCAGCTCGAGCAGGATGGTGGTGCCGACGTACTGCAGCCGGTCGCGCACGTCGAGCCACGCGTTTTTGAGCTTTAGCGCTTGCTCGGCCTGTCGCTCGGTCACCGCCGAATTCTTCTTCTGCGCGTCGACGAGCGCCAGCACGGCGCCCTCGCCCTGCTTCAAGAAGTTGAACTCGCCGTCGCCGATTCCCATCTGCTGCGCGATGAAGCGCGCTCGGCCCAGGTCGGTCTTGAACATGCTCGAGATGATCCGCGCGCGCGCGAGCAGGTAGCTGTTGCCGTCCTTCAGGTCCTTGACCGAGCCGCCCATGCGTAGGAACCACTGCACGCCCTCGGTCACCTGGCCGAACTTCAGCTTCGAGATATCGTTCTGCGAGGCGAGCAGCGTGTTGGTGATCCCTTCCGATGTTCCGCCCGCGCGCTCCGCGGCACGCTGCCACGCGGACAGCTCGGTGGTGCTCATCTTCAGGTTTTGGGCCATGTAGCCCAGGTTCACCGCGGAGTTGATCGTGCTCTCGGTGAACTGCTTGATGCCGACGCCGGCGGTGAAGATCGCGACGAGCGCGAGGACCTCGTTGCGGATGCTGCGGAACGACTCGGCTGCCTTCTTGTTGCGCTCCTCGATCTCCTTGGCGGCGGCCCGCTCCTCGGCGGTGAGCTTCTTCGTGGCCGCGCCGGCTTCGCTCTTGCCGCGCTTGAACGCGCTGGTGTCAAGACCGAGGGTTACGACAAGCGCGTCAACGATGGTCATGCCCACGGTCAATTTCTCCTTTCATCCATCGCGACGCGCTCGTTGTAGCTGTCGACGATGATTATTTCGAGCAGGTCATGCAGATCGTCCTGTCCGTAGACGGTTTGAAGCTCATGCAGCGTGGCGAGTCGCCGCGAGATGACCGCGCCGATCGAGCGCGGCACGTTGGGATACTCGATCAGGCGTCGGTTGCCGCCGCCGCTCCAGAAGCCTGCGTTGATTGGGCGGCGCCGAGAAAAGCCTCGAGGTGCAGGTCGAGCACCGCCTTGCGGAGCTTCAAGCGGGTGGCGACCTCCTCGATGTCGCTCTCGATGAGGGCGCGCGCGCCGCCGGGGCGTCCCGGTTCGAACTCGTACTGCACGCAGTCCATCATCTCGTCGAACAGCGGCTTCACGAGCTCGAACGGCACGCGGCCGAGCGACTTGATCCCGATCGCGGCGACGCCAGCGAGGCCGGCGTTCAGCACATCGTCCGGCACCTCGACGCCGCAGCTCATCGCCGCGAAAAGCGCGCGGGCCGCCCACTCTTCCGAGCGCGCGGCCGACATTTCGGTGATCAGGAATCGCTTCCCAGTGTCGCGGCCGTCGGTCGCGGTGAAGGTGGATGTTTTTCGCGCCATATCACATCGGTGCCGGCAGCACCTTCTCCCAGGTGATTTCATAGGTCTGCGGCTGCAGCACCTTCTTCGCGTCCGGCAGGATCTTGCCGCGCGTCAGCACGCCGTTGACCATCGTGAATTTCTTGCTGATACCCGGCAGCGTGACGACGCCGTCCCACCGCATCTTGTCGCGCAGCACGTTCTCGGCGACGGCCACCGAATCGAAGATCAAGATCGAATCGGAGTTCGGCTGCAGCGTTAGTCGCCACTTGATGTTGTATGGCACGTAGCCGTACGACTGCTTGCCGTCGAGGCCGAGCGAGACCTCGGCCATCTCGACGTCGTCGGTGTCGAAGATGTCCTCGGCGGCGTAGCCCTGAATCTGCTGCGCGACCGGGAAGATGGTGCCCGCCGAGAGCATGATCACGCTGTTGGCACTGGTAATCGTTCCTGACATGGTTGCTCCCTTACTGGACCATCACCGAGGCGAGGTTGAGTTTCTGGACACTGCCGCCGTCCATGTACCAGAACGTGCACGGCGGCGACTGGCGTGCGGCGCGCGTCTGCGCGGTGGCTTGCGACGCGAGCACCTGCAAGTACCAGCCGCGCGACGAAAGGACGGTGTCGATCTTCCGGCCGGCTGCCGTGTTGACCTCCTGCGCCTGTGCCGTGCCAAGCTGCACGCCTTCGCGGATCGCGCCGAAGTTCACGCCTTGATTGATCGGGTCCATCAGCCATGCCTCGATCGTCGCGTCGCCGACCGCGTTGTACGACACCGATTTCGCCTGCGTCAGGCCGACCATGATCGCGAGCTGGAACTGGTTGTTCATCCAGATCTGGTTGATGTACGAGTCGATCCACGCGTACTGACCGCTGATCGCCCCGTCAGCGAAGAACGTGAACTGGTCGTTCGCCGTCGCGAACGCGCCGTAGCAGTTATAGCCGTTCGCGACGAGGTTCTGGTAGACGGTCGCGTCGGTGACCGTCGCGGCGAGGCCCGACTGCGATCGGAACTTCATCGTGATGCGGCCGTTCGTTTCGGTGAAGTCGATCGATGCGATCGAGCCCATCAGGAAGGCCGCTTGGTTGACGTCCTGATAGATCGGCACGACGCCGCTCATGTTGCTCTGCTGCGCGAGGTAGCCGAGCGACGACATCGCCGGCACCGTAGTCGTCGGACTCTGGTCCGTGTCCCACGCGGCGTACAGGAAGCGGTTGCCCTGCTGCGACGTCCACGTGGCGAACGCCATCTTCTGCGTGTTGCCGACGCCGTTGTCCGGGTCGAACGCCGTCATGAACGACACCCAGTTCTGGGTGATCTGCTTCAGCGAATCCATCGCGGTGCCTGGCGTCGACGCCGCGGCACCCTGCGATGTCACCGCGCCAGCTGCCTGCGTCAGCTTCAGCGACGTGGAGAGCGTGCCGGTCGCGAAGCCAATCGTCGAAGCCGTGCCCGTCGTCGTCGAGGTGAGCACGAACGCGCTCGACTGGCTGTCGTACACGACCGTCGGGCCGCCCGTGAATGCGGCGGCAATCAGCGTGGCCGCGTTCGAGAAGCTCGTCGCACTCGCGAGGTTGATGTTCGAGGACGTCTTCTGCACGCCGTCGACCGTGACGATCACGGTGCCGGAGAGCGCCTGCAGTTGCGTGAGCGTCATCGATGCGAGCGAGCTGCCGCGCAAATACGCTGCGACCGGCGCCGTCGGATATTGCATGAAGCGCAGCGCGCCCGGCTTCACGTTCGCATTATCGAATCCGCCGAAATACACGGCGGCCAATTGTGCTTCGAGAGAAGTCGCACCGAAATACGAAGAAACAGCGTCCTTTGTTGGAAAACTGGGAGCAGTGCCAATCGGCACTCGCGTATTCGTCGTCAGGATTACCCCGACAAGATCGAGGGCTGAACCGCCCCCGCTGATAACGCTCGGCGTTACGGAGGCGATCAGGGATGCCGGGATCGACATGATTTAAGCTCCGGGTGGATATGCCGCGTCGACATTGATAATACCGACCTGAACCTGATCGGCAAAATCCTGCGGCGTTTGCGTGATTGGATTATATTCGATAGCCAGTTCAATTATCCAACGCTGCTCATAGTTATTCTGAGCATTAATAAACGGCATTTGGCGAGGATTTTCGCAATATAACGGCTGAATATCCGGATTAACGGTCGCGAATTGAATGCACGCATATTCGCTCCGAAACAGCGTTGAAATGATCGCGGCGTTGTCGCCCGAGTTCGGACCGTGTACGTCGAGCTGGAGCCGCGCCTCGATCGCCTGCATCGAATTGCGCGTTCCGGGGTTGGTGCCCGGATCGGTGTAGCCCTCGACGTTCGTCGCGAGGCGCGGCGACGCGATCGAGTTCATCACGACGAAATCCGGGCGGACCGGCTCGCCGACGCCGTTATCCTGCGCCTTCACGACCTCGACGCCGGCCGGCAGGATGCCGAGCAGGAATGTGCGCAGCGCGGTGAAGACCTGCGATTCGGTGATGGAGATGGTCACGGGCATGGCGACCTCACTGCAACTGGATCGCGAGCGCGCACCAGTCCGGCCACGTCTCGAACACCTGAACGACCTTCCACGTCGTGCCCCGCAATGATGCCGGCACGCCGGGCACCGCGGCGAACTGCAACAGGTCGCCACCCTGGTTCGTCGCGCGGTAGACGCCGCGCCAGTCGCCGTTCAAATATGCCTTGCGCAGCACGCCCTGAATGTTCAGGCCGTCGAGGTGCTGGATCTCCTTCGCGGAGAGCGCCTGCACCTGCACCGATTGCGGCGAGGCGCTGTACGCTGGCGTGCGCTTGCCGTCGGGGGCCGTCGTGTAGGTGCCGGCGCTCTGCTGCAGTGTCACCGGCACGAAGGGGTTCACGGTGCCGATCACGCCGGACACGATGCCGTGTAAATTCATTCTGTGGGTGCTCCGTCGACGATGTCGTATGCGACGGCGTGCTGCATCGGCGCGGCGGCCGAGCCGCGCAGCGGGCCGTCGAAGCCTTTCTTCGCGATCGTGGAAACGGCGTTCGGTGGATCTGTCCACGCGCCGATCGTCGCCTGAATGTCGACGACGGCCGCCTCACCGGCGAGCCGCAGCGCCGCGTCGAAGTCGCCGCCGTTGCGCTGCAGCGTCACACCGACGATCTTCGCCCAGCGCGATGCCTGCGCGAGCGCTGTCGTGCGCATGAAGGGACGCGGAGGAATGTCTTCGGTGCCGTATTCCTGCCAGAACCCGACGAGCGCCGTCGGCGTGCCGTCAGGCTCGGTTGCCCCTTCGAGGAGACCCGCGCGCATGGTGAGCGTCGCGTTGTCGAGGTAGCGCGCCAGTGCGGCGTCGAGCTTGACGCCGCCGGTAACCTTAGCGGCGCACACAACACGGAGCCGGGAAGTAGCGGAAGGTGCGGAATGGCAGCACCATCTGCCAGAAAATGAGCCCATACTCGCTCTGCGCCCAGAACTCGGCGTTCTTCGACTGCACCTGCGCGAACGAGGCGTTCACGGTGCCCTCGCCGGCCGACACCATCTGGCCGACCACGGCCGCGCTCGATCCGTCTCCCGAGCTCGCGCGCCCGAGAAGAAACGCGAGGTGCGCCGTGATGAAGTTGAGCAGCTGCGCGCGGACGGTCAGATCCTGCACGACCGACGCAGGGGAGTTGTTCAAGAAGATGCAGGCCATCGCGAAATAGCCGTTGAGGGTGGCGTCGCTCAGCCCCGCAAAAGCGGGAAAAGCCGCCCTGAAGGCGGCCGGGTCGAAAGCGACGACACCCGTCGGCGTGCTCATCAGTCGGGCGTATCGCCGTTCTTGGACCCGTCTTTCGACTTGTCCTCGGGATGCGCCTGCGGGTCGTACGCCTCGAAGCCCGTGCGCTCGACTTCTTTCTCACGCGCCTCCGACTGGCCCGATTTCTCGTCGGCACTCGCGAAGATGTGGCCGTTCTTGTGGGCGAGCGAGTCGCCGTGGGTCTTCACGATCCAATCCCAGTCTTCGGCATCGACGATCGTTTGACCGAAGCCGAGGAACGTGTCGCGCCCCGGCAGCCCGCTCACCTGCAACGGCGATCGATCGTCACCGTAGAAGCCCTGCAGGCGCACGCGACGGCCATCCGGAAGCATGTACTGAATGCCGTTCGGCAGCTTGCAGTACACCTTGACCGGCTTGCTCACCTTCTTTTCTTGGACGTCTGCCATTTTCAGATCCCCAGCATTTGTGCGATACCGATCGGACGATAGATCACCGCCCCCCACGCGTGGCCCGACTTCTTTTCGGAGTAGTACGACGAATGGCGCACAACGCCGTGGGCGCGCATGCGCTCGGCATACGCGAGCTCGCCGGTCGGCGTGCCTTCGAGGTCCTTCACGATCAGCTGCAACAGGTTGCCGGATGCCGTCGCGAACTCCGGGATCGTTTCGATCGTCATGTTCGGAAAGCCCAGCTTCAGTCGATCCTTCAGCACCTGGCCGTAGTTGTTCTGCTTCGTGAGGTTGCCGGACACCACGTTCGGAATGGCGAGCGTCGCCGTGCTGTCGGTGTCGATGAGACCGTTGCCTTGGAGGATCGCCTGATCCCAGATCGTGACGACGTCGTTATAGATCTCGTCGGCCGTCTTCAGGGCCCAAGTGTTGCCGCCAGCGCCGGTCGTCGGCGCGATCGGCGCGATCAACGAGGGGTCGTTCATCGCGCCGTAGTTCTGGAGACCCGACACGCCAAACAGGAAGATCGCGTTTTCCTTCTTGCGCAGCACCAGCGCGGACGCGATCTGCTGGCGGCTCGCATAGTCGAGGCGCGCCTTCGCAGCCTTGTCCATCTGCTTGTCACCCCAGAGCGTGTTCGTCTGGAAGCCGTAGTTCTGGCGTTGCGGGAAGTTCGTGTTGTGGCCCGACATGCCGTTCTCGCTGAAATCGCCATAGGTGGCGGTTTCGCCGGTCGACTCGACCTCGAGGAACGTGGTGGTATCGGTCGCCCAATCGCCCTTCTGGACAGCGCTGTAAAGGCGCTCGGCCTTCATGGGCGACACCAGCACTTCGATCACGCGCGGATCGTAGTAGTTGGTCAGCATGGCCGGGATGCCGTTGTTCGGCGCCGTCACGATCGGGCCGGCCGCGTCCATCGCGGCGATCAGCTTGCCGCGCTCCTCGTCGTCGAGCAGCTTGGCGTCGAAGGCGACGTGGATGCCGTATTCGGAAAGTTGGTTCAGCTTCATGCCAGTTCGCTCCACGTCGAGATCTTGATCACCGCATTCGCTGCGCCGCCCCGCGTCACAACGAACTTCGTTTCGACGGCGCCCGTGATGGTCGCGCCGGCCGCGCCAAACTGCAGCGTGCCGTCTGCGAGCGTCGCGAACACCTTCTGGCCGAGCGTCGCGGCATTCGCCGACTTCGCGAACCATTCACCCTGCTCGGCCACCTCCACCGGAAAGCCGGCCGGCACCTGCATGCTTGCCTCGGCCAAGTATCCGGTGATGATGCCGTTCTGATCGCGCACCGCGAGCCCGAGCGGCTTGCCAGTGCCGGTGTTTTGCACCTGGTTGTCGGTATCCGCGCCCGGCCAGACGAAAGCGCCAACGGTGACAGCCGATTGCGCGATGCGCGAGATCACCGAGACCGGATTCATCGAAGCTCGCGAGCCTGCGACGCCGACCTCGGGTTGCTGATAAACGGAGGTTTGGAAAGGCATGATGGGCCGTCCTTATGCGTGCTTGATATTCTTCAGCGCCGGGAAGCGCGCGTGAAGCTCGTTTGCCGAAGCTGCATCGTGCGCGACGCGCGGCGCCTGCGACTTCGTGGTGATCAGCACGTCGACGATGCCCGCGAGCGCCGCCTTGTCGTGCTTCTCGGGGTCCATGCCGCCGACCTTCAGTGCATGTGCGTAGATCGCCTCGGCGGAGTCGAACGCCATCGCGTCGATGCGGCCGGTGATCGGTGCGACCTTGTCGGCAGCGCGGAAGCGACCCTCGATCGACTCGCGCACGCCCTTCGTCGCGGCGGCGATCTTCGCGTCCATAGCCGAGGCGTTCTTCGCCTCCTCCGCCTTCTTGGCTTCCTCGGCGCGCTTCTCCTCGTCCTGGGCCGTCTTCTTCTTCGCGTCCTCGTCCTCGTCGTTCGCACCCTTGGCGCCCGCGGCTTCTTCGATCAGCTTCTTCAGCTTCTCGAGCAGCGAGCCTTCCTCGTCCTCGGCGGCCGGCGCGGCGAGCGCCTGCACTTCTTCGAGGGCCTCTTCGAGCGCCTCTTCGACGCCTGCGGTGTCGAGGCCCTCGTCCATTGCGACCTTCAGCTTCGGCAGCCGGGCCTTCAGCGCGGCCAGTTGCTTCGGATTCAATTTCACGGTTCGTACCTTTTCGGGAGGTTGAATTTGGGAATCCGCCACCGTCACTTCGGGACCGGCGCGCCCCTCGACGACCAGTGCGACGTGATTACCCATAATCTCCGTCATCACGATGTCGTATTGCGCGCCATTATAGGTTCCACTTTTAATGACGGGCTTATACCGATAGGAACTCGACAACTCGCGTTGCTCGTCGCTTTCGATTTTCTCGATATATTCGCCATCCCAGAAAGCAAGGTCATTCGTCAAATATTGACCGTCAAACGCCGCATTTGAACCCGTAGTTCCGATAATCAGTTCTTTTTTCGGGTCATCGGCGCTCACGTGCTTGTGGACGAGCAGGATCGGTAGCGTGTTGAATGTCGCGGCGGCCTTCTCCAGCTCCTCCGGCGGCCGGAAGACGTTGTAGACTCGGTCAGGATCGAGGCCAAGCTCGTCGCCGCCGACAATCTCGCGCCCCCAGTACGGGTTCACATCGGCTTTCGAGATTCGACTGATCGAAACTCGCATGCGACCGTCTTTATCGAAACTCCGAACCGTCGCCTTGTCAAAAGCGACGATAATCTCGTCTTTATTCGGCTTCATCGTCAACACCTGGAATGAGCGGCGCGCCCACGCATCCGCAATTCGGTTCTTCACCGGGGAAAATGTATTTCCCGTCGATTTTAAGACCTTTCGATAAATCGAAAACCTTCCCATTCGCCTCGACGTGCGAATGCCGCGGATTCTTGCCGCCGCCGACGTGCAGCCAGCGCGCCTTCGTCACGCCCATCGACAGCTGCCGCGCGCGTGCCATCTGCGCCGTGGCCTTGTTGTTCTGGTCGGTCGCAATGAATGTCGCGCGGCGCCGCGTCACGCCATAGCGCTCCTGCAACTGGTCGGTCAGGTACTTCAGATCGCGGCCGGCCGTGACGCTGCGCATCACGATGCCCTCGACCTCGGTCGCGTATTCAGATTGGATGGACTTGATCAGGGAGACGTTCTGCTGGATCGACGCCTGCATGACGGTGTTCGACACGAGCGTGTCCTTCACCGAGACCGACATGTCCGTGAGCGACACGGCGGCCTGCTTCGTGGCGTTGGTGGCGTGCTTGTCGACCTTCGCGATGAACCAGCGCGCGAGATCCGGCGCGCGTGCGGCGAACATCTTGCGCCACTGCGCGGCGCGGCGCGCGAGCTGCGCGGCAAGGTCGGCCGCTGGCGACGCATCCGCCGCGATCTCTGTCTCGCGGCTGCGGTACGTGGCACGCAGCCAGTACAGCGTCGAGCGGTGCATCTCATCGACCAGGCGCTCGAGCGCGCGCTGGTACTGGATGCGCACGGCGGCGCTCGGCCGCGTCGCGCGCATCTCGCCCTTCACCTTCGGGGCGCGCGCGGGCATCAGGCCACCGCGCCGGCGCTGTCGGTGTCGCGCTCCTCGTCGTCGTCCATGCCTTCGCCAAGGTCCGGCAGCTCCGGCATCTTGTCGACGTCGATCGAGTCGTAACCGCTGTCCGGATCGGACGCGAGCCGAATGCGCTCCTCCTCGTTGCCGATGACGCCTCGGTCGAAGTAGATCGCGAACGTGTCGGCGTTCTGCTTGCGGTTCGCCGCCTTCTCGGCTTCGGACTGTTCGTGCAGCGGCACGAACTTGTGCGTGAGGTCGTCGTCGATCTGCCCGAACTCGGACAGCTGGATGATCTTGATCGCGCGGTCTAGGTTATCCGCGAACACGATCGACTGCTGGCTCGCGACATGGTCGTACCAGTTCGCCTCATCGTATTCGCCCGTCGAGTTGAAGCCGCGCGGCGCGATGCCGAGCAGCTTCACGGCCGGCGTGCGGCTGATCGCCGCGAGCAGCTCCAGCTGCTGCGACACGATGTCGGACAGGCCCGTAAGTGGCGTGTTGACCTGGACGAATTCCTCCTTGTCCATGTCGAGCGCCATCAGCCCCTGGTTGTCGCCGAACATCTGCCAGAGCAGCGCACGCGCCTGCAGGCTTGCAGCGTCTTCGACGCCGCCACCGCTCAGGATCTGGCTCATGTCGGTCTTCAGGATCGACGTGCTGAACCGCTTCACGAGCCGCGCGACGGCGATGCGTACGGTGTCGAACCGGTCAACGTAGTCGAGCGCCATCTGCGCGAGCGGTATGCCGAAGAAGTTGTATGCCGGCTTCAGCAACACCGGCGGTTCGTTCTGCGAGAAGTGCAGCAGGCGCGATGCGTGCACCTTGCGGCCCTGCACGAGCCAGGCGCTGGGCTGGTAATAGTCGGCTGCGAGCGGGTTGTCCGCGTTGTATGGCGCCGGGTAGCAGTTGATCGGCTCAATGAGCCGGAAGCCCTTGAACGATCCTTTCCGGATCTTCGCGCTGTCGAGCGTGAGAGGCGTCTGGATCTCGCGCAGGCCGGCATCGGACCGCGTGTCGTCGCCCATGTCGACGTACAGCATGCACCCGCCGAAGTAGCCGGTCTTCTTCGCCGAGCGGTTGAACGCCTTCTTCAGGTGAAACTTCTCGGTCGCGGCCTGCAGCGCCTGCACGCGCTTCGTGTCCGATTCCTCGCTGCCCTGGCCTCCGAACTCGATCCACTTCCGCGTCATCTCGTCGGCGAGCGTCTCGACCATCGCGCGGATCAGCGGGTGCTGCGACAGCAGCGATAGCGCCGCGTATCCGATGAAGTCGACGCCGTTCAGCTGGTTGAAGCCGCCGCATGCGCCGAGCGTGCCGGCGAGGTTGTCGCAGACCGAGTCCATCGCGACTTCAGGCGCACCCTCGCCCTTCGGTACGGTGCCGGGCGCGACGACCGGCGGCTTGAATTTCGCCTCCCAGTCGACTGCGGCGCCGCGCGCTGCGCCCTGCGCCGCCAGTTGCTCGACGAGCATCGGGTTGATGCGCATGCCGCGGCGCGGCCCTTCGATCGTCGGCCAGTGCGGTTCGGCGCGTGCATCGAGCGCCACTGCCGGGCGTGCGGCCGCCGGCGCGGTCGGCGCCAGTAGCGATCGCGGGATGAGGGATTGCAGTTTCTCGAGCATGCGCGCCGCCGTATCGGTTACGAGAGGTCCGACGAGCTGTAGTCGCCCGTCGCGTCAGCCTTGCCGGAGGCGACCGAGTGCAGGTGCAGCAGCGTGCCGATCGCGTTCAGCTCGTTGCGCAGTGCATTCACGAAGTCTTCCTCGACGCCATGGAGCCGCGCCAGCAGGCCGGCGAAGCGCTCGCGCGCCTCGGCGTGATCCTCGACGTCGATCGCGACAGTCGGCGTCGGGTCGGCCGCCGCGTCACCTTGCTGCGTGCCCGCGACTGCGGTGTCGCTGGAGAGCGATGCAGGCGCAGCAGACGAGGAGGTGTCGCTTGCGAGGACGTCGGCCGCAGCAGACGCATCGCCGCTCGACTCCCCCGTGTCACTCGCGGGATCTGCCGCCGCGTCGTGGTCATCGGTCGCGATCGGCAGGTCGACAGCGGACGTCGAAAGATCGGCCATGCAATGCGGCTGCGCGAATCCGAGAATCGCGGCGAGAATGGTGCGAGTGCGCATTATTGAAAATCTCCAAGAAAATGGCCGATTTAGGCCGGGAAAATATATTTACGCGGTAGCGAGTGCTGCCAATGCTTCGGCGCTGATATTCAGACCATTACCGCGACCGCGAATATAGCCGTCCATCGAATATCGAATGCCGTCGATGTGGTGATTCCACTTGTCGACGATTATAGGCAACACGTCGCCCGTGGTTTTGTCGACCTTGTACGAGTAGTTGCTGAATTCCTCGATGGTCTTTATGCACCGTGAATGGATAATAATTCGGTCAAAACCGCGTAAAAACGCTATTCCATCCTCTACCGAACCGCCCCATTTTTTTGCCGCGTCGATATTGAATCCCTGTTTCGCGACATGCGAAATAGTTTCGGGCCGCGAGCAGTCGGCTTTGATTTTCCATTTCCGCGCGCCGGGAATGCCCTTGTACTTCATATCGTCGCCGGCCTTCCATTTCGTGACCTGCTCGGGTCGCATGCCCTCGCGGCCAGCGAACAGCTTCCAGATGTCGTCGAGGTCGACCTGCTTGCCGTGTGCCTCCCAGTCGATCATCAGGTCGTTGCCGCGCACCCAGCAGCGGTTGAGCGTCGTCGGGTCTTGCGAGAATCCCCAGTCGGCACCGAAGAAGAAGCGCGCGTTCGCCGGCGTCTCGAACGTCTCGACCTGGTACTTGCCAGAGAAGATCAGCTCGTCGGATCGGCGGTTGAACTTCCCTTCCCAGATCCAGTTGTACCGGTCGAGGTCGGTGCGCAGCATGCGCTGCCGCTCGAGCTCCAGTTCCTCCGGAAACCACGGGTTGTCGGACCAGTTGCATCGTATGATCAGGCGCTCGTCGTCCTCGTAGACGCCGTCGACCATCTGATCGACATACGGCGCGACCAGGTCGGCCCACGTCGGATCGGTCTCGCGGTTCGGGTTGAACGACACCCAGATCTCGGATCCAGGCGCGCGGATGGTCGGTGCGAGGATGTCCCACGAGTCGCGCGACACGTTCTCGGCCTCGTCCACCCATGCGACAGTCGCCGCGGTGAAGCCCTTCAGCGCGCGCTGGTTGCGGAACAGGCCGCGGAAGGAGAACGAGCTGCCGTTCGCCGGCACGCGGATCGACTTCTTCAGCTGGCGGAAAGAATCGCCGAGCTCGCGCCGGTCGATCTCCTCCGCGATTTCCTGATAGCTCGACTCGTCGATCGACGCCTGAATCTCGCGAAGGCAGAGCGCACGCTCGCGCCGGGCCTGCGACCGCGCCGTGAGGATCGACACGATCGTGCGCGTCTTCATCGAGCCGCGGCCGCCGAGCACGATCTTCCAGCGTTTCGGGTAGATCAGCCGTTCGAGCTTCTCCGCGATCAGCACGGTCGGTTCCGCGTCGGTCTCCTGCCCGTCGACCGTCAGCCGCTTAATGACGTTCCGGTCCATGTCGACGATTCCGAACACGGCCGGACGCTCATCGGTGGCGACGCCGGAGAAGTAGGACTCGACGCGGGTGATCGCGGCGTGGGAAAGGCGGCGTCGGCTCATGCTGGCGCGCCCGTCACTTCCCCTGCGCCGCGAGCGCCTTCTCGACCTGCGCGAGGCGGTCGGCGAGCTCGCTGATCTCGAGCACGTCGAGCTTCGAACGGATCATGTTCACGAGCTGCTGGCCGATGTCCGGCGAGACCTTGCCGGCAGCGACAGCGCGCAGCACCGCGTCGACCTGCTGCACCGGCGTGCCGGTCTCGGGGAACTCGAACTGCACGGCCGGCGCGACCGGTTTCGCGGCCGGCGCGACGCGGGTCAGCAGTTCCTTCATCATCAGCGTGTCGCCCTGCTCGAGCGCCTTCTCGGCGACTTTCTTGTAGAAGCCCTTCTCGTTCAGCTTCGTCTGTTCCTTGATCGCTTCGAGGATCTTCGTGCGCATCTCCTTGCCGCGCGGCTTGCGAGTGCGGGGTTGGCGCTCTGCCGAAAACTGGGTGGCTTCTCTGCTCATGTCCGTCATTCCTTCCGTTTTTTGCGGTTGTGGGTGCCCGGGTTTCGGCGCCCGGGCCGCGCCATCTCGATGAGATGTTCCGATCGGCGTTACATACGGGCCTCCGACGGTGCACGGCGGGGACGTTCGGCGGGCCCCGATTCGCCATCGAATTGCGCCTCGTCCTTCCATGCGAGGAACGGGCGCCGCAAAAAGTGGTGGAAGCGATCGGCCGCATGCCGGTTCGTCGCGAGCTCGCGCCGCGACTCGACCTTGCAGACGACGCGGACGAACTGCGCAGCCTCGTCGGCCGTGACCGGATCGCCGTTGACGAAGCCGCCGACCCATTCGCGGAACTGCGGGTCGCGGGTCAGGTTGCAGGACAGCTGGAACGCGTTGAGCGTCGGCTGATCGACGAGTTGCACGAGATTCATCGTGCACCTCGCAGCGGCACGATCTTGCGCACCATCCAGAACGGCCAGCGACGCAGCGAACACATGCCGTAGAGGCCGTAGAGGTGCGACGTGAGCCTCCAGCGTGGCCGGTGCTTGAAGTGGCGGATTTTCATACGGTCACCTGTGCGATGAGGGAAGCGAAGTGATTGCCCGGCGCCGTGCGGGCGACGCGAGCGATCACCCGCTTGCGCGCCTTGTACCGGCTCTCGACCTCGGCTTTGTTGCGCTTCGGGCGCTTCTTGCACGGCAGGTCACCGCGCGCCCAGACCGCGTTCTCGCGGCCGCCATTCGGCCGGGCCGGGAATTCCCAGTCCTTCACGTAGACGAGCTTCGGCTCGCCGCGAAGCTCGTGCGCTTCCCGCATGACGCGGAACGCGCAGTTGATGTTCTGGATCGCGACACCGAGGTAGTCGGCGATCTCGCGGGCGCTCATCGGGCCGATGGTCTCAAGCAGGTTGAGCACGATGGCACCGGTGGTGGGTTTGCGGCCGACCTTCATCGGACCTCCTCCTGCGATAGATGCGCAAGCGGCGGCCGCGTCGGAATCTGCGCGCGCAGCTCGTCCATGCCGGGGTGATACAGGCAATTCATCAGCCAGGTATGCCGCGCGAACGCGCAGGACGGCGTCGGCCCGATGGCGCGCGGCAGGTGGTGCCAGCCGATGCATTCCCATTGGCCGTCGACGAATTGAAGGTGGACTTTCACGTCATGCCTCCTCGGCGCGGATTCGAAGCCCGCGCATCACGAAGCGCGACAGCCATTCATCGCTCGGCATCCGGCCGCGCGCCGCGGCGAAGATCCCGATTGCAATCAACGCCGGCGTGAGCCACCAGGCGCGACGGACAGAAAGACGGATGGTCGTTTGCATCTCACACCTCCAGCGGATCGAACAGCGCGGACTGCGTGGTGGACGAGTTTTCGCGCACCTGCGTAGGACTCGTCCAGTCGGCCGGGAAAGCCGCTTGGGGATTGGCCGTGGCGATGGACGAAATCGTCACCACGACACGCGCCTCGCCGTCCGGCTCGCGCCGCGTTGCGCTGTCCGACCAGATGCGTCCGTCGTCCTCGAACGCCACGCCGTTCAGCGCGTCGTAGACGACCTTGCGCGCGTTGTCGACGTCGAGGCAGCGCACGGTGTCGTCCCACGCGGCGCCGTGCACCCGCATGCGCTTCTGCCAGTCCTGCGGACGCTGCGGATATAGGTCGAGGTGGACGTGCACGCGGCCCGTGATCGGCTTCATGCCGGCCGCGCGACAGAGCAGCGCGACCTCGGCCTTGTACGCCTTCGCCTCTTTCGTCGGCACGATCGTGATGCGCGGGCCGATGCGCACCGGGTGCCAGTAGCGGTTGGCGCTGATCGGGTACGGGAGCTTGACGGTCAGCACGGCGCCACCTCCGCGCGCCGCGCTTCCTCGACGCGTCGCATGCGCTCCGCGATCGCGCGCAGCGTCTCGCACTCGGCGTCGGTCAGCGCGAGACCGGGCGCATTCAGCTGGATCTCGGCGCAGCGGATCGTGACGGCCGGCCGCGCGCCGCTGGCGGCGACCTTCATTGCTCCTAGCACAGCGTGCTGGACGGCATCGGTGAACTGCGACGGCTTCAACTTCGAGCGATCGATCGCCGCAACTCCGCGGGCGACGTCCCAGGCATGCCGATCCCATTCGGCGGGCGTGATTCTGGATTTCGTCATGGCAGGCCTCTCAGGGAAGGAACCCGATGCGCGGACGCGACGGCACGACAGGCTTCCCTGTCACCTCGGCAACGACGCCATGCAACTCGGCGATGACGTCGCGCTGCGCCGCAGACTGGTCGAGATTGCCCGCCTGTCCAAAGCCCCAAGGGGTTGGCTCCCAGTAGCCGTAGTCGTCATCCACCGAAAAGAAAGTGTTGGGTCGGCGATTCATGCGTCGGTCTCCGAGAAGTGAGGTTCAGCGTGTGACGGCCCGGTGACGCCGCCCGCCGGAATGTCGTATTGCCGGCCGATCTCGCGCGTGAGCTCGATCAGCTGGTTCTCTGCGGCGAGGATTGCCGCGTAGCCCGCGCCCTCGCGGCGCAGGAGCTTGATGCGATCGACGATCGCGATGTGCTGGTTCAGCACCGACGTGATGGCGTCGTTGGCCGCGGCGCTCGCGCGGAAGTGGCAGCAGCAGTACCACCTACCAGACACGCCAAACGAGCCGAGCATCGGGCAGCCGTAGGCCGCGCAGGATTCGCCCATCACGCCGTCGGTGCTCATCGCGCGGCCTCGACGATGCGGGCATCAATAGCGCGGCGCAGCACGCCGTCGTGATGGTCGTAGGCGGCAAAGCACAGGTCGGCGATCTGCCCGACGTTCAACGATTCGAGGTAGTCCATGCGCAGGACGTCGTCGATCATCTCGGCGATCGGCGCGTCGCCGCGGCCGAACACGAAGGGCGCGCTCATGCTGTCACCTCGCTCTCGACATCGTCGGTCACGGGCACGCCGCTGATCGGGCGCAGCCAAGCATCGGGGGATGCGAAATTCCGTGGCCTCGACCTTGCGGCCTGTCTTGCGGCATTCGAGGAAACAGCCTGCCGGGACGCCGACGATCCAGCATGGCGTTCCGTCGTCACGATCACTGCGGCGCCGCACATCGACGACGAGGCCGAGCGCGCTGGAGCCGCTGTCGTGAACGATGTACGCCAGATCACCCGGTTTGCAGTTCATGCCCGCACCTCCGCCGCATAGCCCGCAACGCGCCGCGCCGCCGCCCGCTTCAGCTCCGCCGTGTGCTCGGCGTCCTCACGTACACGGGCGGATTTCTCGGCAGAGGCGCGGGCTTGCGCGCTCCCAATCCCCGCCACCATCGCCTTCAGCCTCGCGAGGTTCGCCTCGACATCGACGGCCGGGGCCTGATCGCTGTTGCCCGTCAGCAAAGGCACGGCGGCCTTCGCATAGGCAAGCTGCAGGCGGCCGGAGTGCACGGCATGCGCGACCACTTCCTCGCGGCGCGCGGCGTCGAAGCCCTGCGAGACGACCCAGTGCGGCACGATGCCAACCCCGCGATTTCGCTCGACAATTCGCGCGTATGCGGCCTTGAACGCCATCCGTGCACCGATCTCGTCACCGTGGAACACGGGCGCTGCGATGGCCCACGCCTCGGCGATCTCCTGCGTCCAGACGACGGTCTCGCGCTCGTCGACCGAGCGGATCGCGATCGCCCATGCCTCGTCGGCTTCGGGGCGGTCGTCGCTCGGCTTCGGCAGATGTTTCAGGATGCTGGCCGGCGTGGGCGCGAACTCGCTCACGTCGATGTGCTTGCGGATCGCGGTCAGCACCATCCGCAGCGGGTACCGCTCGAGCCGATCCCAGAAGAGGCGCAGCACTTGGGGGCTCGGCAGCGGCTGGCGGGCCGCTTCGAATGCGAGGTTGAGCTCGCTCATGAGGTCGCGTTTGTCAGCTTGTTCCATGGGTCAGGGCTCCATGTCGATGACGTTCGGATCGTCGGTGGGAATGCCTGCGAGGAATGCTGCGGCGTTCGCTTCGCTGATCGCGCGGCGGCGCTCCTCGGGGGTCTGGCGGGGTTGCTGCAGGGCCGCGTCCATCGTCGCGAGAACGCGGTCAACGTAAGCGGGCAGGAATGCGATCGGGGACTTAGCCTCGGCCTGCGCCTTCCGGCAAGCGTCGTCCATGCGCCTGCGGGTGATGCCGGCGTTCGTCCACGACGCGAATAGCGGGAACGCCTTGGTGCGTTGGTGCACGTTCGTGTGGTCGATCTCGACGCCGTGCCGCTCTGCGAAGTAGCGGATCCACTCGGCATTGTCTCGGGGGACGAGGTCGTCATCAGGTGACGCGTCACCGGTGACGCGCGAAGGTGTACAACTGACGATGACAGTACCTGTTGTGTTACTCCCTTCCACTCCATTCGACTCGACTCCATTCGACTCCGTAGTCGAGTCACCAGCGACGTACCTTGCGTCACCTTGCGTCACCTGCGCGTCACCCGCCGGCTTTTTGCCCCGGCAGGATGTACACACAAGCCGGTAAGTCCTTGCGTCATGAGGGTTTTCGGGGGATGGATCGGTGACGCGTAGCAATGTGACACCCGGTGCGTCACCGCATGAGTGACACGTGTCACCATCGCGATCGCGCAATTTTCGGATCAGCAGTTGACGCTGCTTTCCACCCAGCCTTTTCGGGTGACGCGCGTCACCTTGCGTCACCGCGTCACCTGTGTCACCTGCGGGGTGACGCATCGTCGGCTGGTCGATGCGCTGGTGATGCCAGCCGGTGACGTGCCAGAACTCGCGGCCCTCGGCTTCGTATTCGGCGAGCAGCCCCTGTTCGATCAGCTCGTCGATCCAGCGCATCATCGCGTCCATGGTCGCGTCATCGTCACCAGGGAACACCTCGGCCTTCAGCGTCTTCACGCTGGCTGGATGGTTGCCGCCGTCGTCGCAGAAATTCCAGAGGCCAATGAACAGGCAGCGCGCGTCACGCGAGCAGTTCATCACCTGCTCGGAGGTCCAGTATTCAGGCTTGATAGAGCGGATGCGGGCCATGTCAGCACCCTGCACCGGTGAGAGGATTCAGGAGGTCGCTCACGCCTTCCCCCTGAGATACCGGCCGAACGCCCAGAACACGGCCACGCCGAGCGCGAGCCAGCACATCGTCGCGAATGCGATCACGATTCGCCCTCCTTCGATCACGGACGATCGTCCTGAATCCGTTGCTGGCGGCGCGTCTCCAGATACTTCAGCGCCATGCTTTCCAGAGCGGTGAGCTCGTGCGGGTCGACGACCATCGAGCCAGTCGGCACGACCTGCAGGCCGACGGCCGCGAGCAGCACGGCCCACCGATTCAGATCCTCGAGCGTGCGGCTGATGGTGCTGGCCGACACACCGATGCATTCCGCCGCATGCGCCTGCGTCACGCGCGCAATCGCGCGCAAGACCTCGGATTCGTTGCGTGCACCGAGCATGCGGGCGTTTTCGATCTCGTCCGGCGAGACTGTCTCCACGGTGCTCATGCGGCCTCCTGGTCGACGGAGCCGTCGGTGGGTGGCTGAGTGTCGTCGCGCGAGCTTTCGTTCGCGGGTTCGGCAGGCGCTTGACCCGGTTCCGATTGATCGCCGGACGCCGGCTGGGCGAAGTGCTGCGCGTGGTAGGCGTTGATCCGATTCCAGTTCGACGCCTTGGTATCGGCGATCTGGCCGGTCTGAATGCGGCTGATCGTCGCCTGCGGGATGTTCGTTGCGGCGCCGATCTTGCTCTGGCTGACGCCGTCGGCGGTGAGCTCGTCGATGAGCTCTTTTGCGGTCTTCATAGGGGCGCTCCGTTAGCCTTTGGAGCGTATTTTATACGTTTTCGTATTACTGTAAATCCCTTTCGTATAAATGCTTGATGCGACCTATACAAATCCGTATGTTCTGCGCATGTCAAATAATCCCCATTTCCTCGCGCGGAACATCCAGTGGCTGCTGGAGCGGCACGGCCTCAATCCGAACTCGCTCGCTGAGCGGCTCGGGAACAAGCCGCCACAGGCCACGATCTTCCGGATCCTGAACGGCGAGAGCCTCACTCCGCGGGATTCCACCGTGCAACCGATCGCCGACCACTTCGGCGTGGCCGTGCACGAGCTGCGCTACGTCGATCTCCAGGCGGCGCACGAGAACCGCGGCGTGCTGCCCTTGGGCGCGGGTGAGGACGACCTTCCGAACCCGACGGACGATCATTTCGCGATCGTCCCGCAGCTCGATGTAGCTGCCGCCTGCGGTGATGGAAAATTCGTCGACCACGTCGTCGTGAAAGGCGGCCTAGCGTTCAAGCGCTCGAGCCTTCGCGAGTTTGGTGTTCCGGAAAGCGCGGCGCGGATCATCTACGCATCCGGCGGCAGCATGTGGCCGTCGATTCAGGATGGATGCGTCGTGCTCTTAAACACCGCCGACCAGGCTCCGAAAGAGGGAAAGGTCTACGCGATCTGCACGCCGGACGGCGGCCTTGTACTGAAGCGGCTGATTTGGGACTACCATCCGTCGATGGGAGCGCAGACCTGGATCATGCGGAGCGACAATCCGGACAAGACCGCGCATCCCGACAAGGTGCTTCCGCCGGACGACCGCACGATGATCATCGGCCGCGCCGTCTGGAACGATAACCGCCTCTGATGGGCGATCGCAGGAGGGGCAAATGATCCGACGTCACATCCGATCCACGATCGCGGTCGCCGCGTCGTTTCTCGCTGGGAGCGCGTTCTTCGCGCCAGTGCGCGCCGCTCAGCCGAACGAATGCCAGATGAAGTCGGCCTACGTCGAATTCGTCGCCGCCAACCGACAGCGCGGGTTGCCGGAATCAGCAATCCCCGATCTCTACGGGACGAAGCTGGATGGCGTTTGGAAGCAGAGCGCGCGCGGCCGGATCTACAGCGACGCGAATCTTGCGCTGAGCGATCCGATGCGCCTCGGCGAGCAGGTCTACCGTGAGTGCCAGGCCGCCAATCAGGCCAACGCCGCGCGCTATCACGGCACCTTCACGATGCCGCCCAAGAACTAAGACCTCCGCCGCCCTCCCGCGACAGAGCCCCGCCCCGCGCGGGGCTTTTTCATTCCCGCAGCCGGCGCGTCGCCGTGCCCGCACCCTCCCTTCGCCGCGCGCACCCCAACCTCGCGAAAATTTATACGTTTTCGTATTGACGTTCTTTATACGGTTTCGTATGATTCTAACCAAGCCAATACGAACCCGCGAGGCCCCAGATGCTCCACCCCGTCACCACCGAACGCGCCGCCGAATTCTGGTCGGACCGCCAGCTGCAGCAGTTCGACGACGCACAGGACGCCGCTGCCGAAGCGCTCGAACACGCAACCGCAGTCGTCACGCTCGACGACGTGCTCGAGGCGCTGGCCGGGCTGAAGCCCACCGATCAGCAGAAGCTCGTCGACGCCTACCGCGACACGTCGGATCGCGCGCACTTCCGTTGGTTGTTGGAGACCGCCTTCGAAGACGCATTCACCGCAGCGGCGCGGCGCATCGCCGAGCACTCTGGTGCCGCCCGCGTGAAGCCGATCGGCGTGACGATCTGGCGCAAGGAGGCCTGACATGGAAACCGGTTACGTGACTTCGTTCGTACCGCTTCAATACGCCTTGATGGTCATCGTCGAGTACGTCTGCGGCGATGGAAAGCGACACAAGGTCCGTCAGGAGACGATCCCTTGGGATGCCAAATGGATGGTTTGGCAGTAACCCTGCCCGCTACAGGAGAACGACGATGACGACAAATCCAAACCGAGCCAAGTGGGAAGGTGTCAAGGCATGGCGCGATGGTGTTTCGCGTAGTGCATGCCCGTACACCGATGAAAAGCTGCGCACCGCGTGGATAGATGGCTGGACCGAGCGTGACCAGCGAGGCGAGCGCGACGATTTCGACGATTTCGACGATTGACCAACCGCGCCCGCCCTGCGGGCAATCACACCACACCGAGGGACCACATGAACAGGATCAATCAGACGTCGGGGCCCTACCACGTCACAGGGAACGGCCGCAATCTCCACATCGGCTCGCTGCATTACCCAATGGTTTTGGCATCGCTCAACGAGGTGCACGTCGACACGCCGGGAAACGCCCTCCTGTTCGCCGCCTCGTACGACATGGCCCTCGCCCTCGAAATGATCGCCGCCGAGGACGATGCGGCGCAGCACAACGGCACGCCCCTGCTCACGTCCGGCGTTCGCATGACGCTCAACGCCGTCCCTATCAAGGCCGGGCGCAAGGCTGTGCCGGAGCCGGTGCAGCACGTGACGATCGCGGGACAGGGGTTGTGATGCGCCCTCTCTCCCTTCCCCGGCCAGCGTCGGACAACGCACTGATGCGCTTCACCTCGCGCACGCCGCACCTGCGCCGCGTCGCCGAAGCTGCCGCATGGATCACAGCGTACGGCGTCGCGATCGGCTTCCTGTGGTACGGCGCGCTCGTCGTCGGCCCGTATCTGCGGAGCCTCGCATGAAACGCATCTTGACCCACCCGCTCACCCAAGTCTTCCTCGGCTGGCTTCTGCTCATCGCCATCGGGCTGATGATCCTGCCGCCAGATCCGCCGTACGTCGATCACCCCACTACCAGGAGCCGCACATGAGCCACCATCAAACCACCGAACTGACCATCGTCGAGCGCGCAGCAGTCGCGCTGACGTCCACCGAGCGCGAGACGTCGCTGCGCGAGCTCGTCGCGAAGTCGACCGACATGGTCGAGATCAAGAACGCGGCCGCGCGTGACCAGGTGCACGCCGCGGCAATGGTGCTGCGCACGGCGCGCACCGATATTCAGAAGGCGGCGAAGGCTGCGCGCGACGACGCGAATGCGTTCTCCAAGGCCGTGATCGCCGAGGAGAACCGCTTGATCGCGATCACCGAGCCGGAAGAAAAGCGGCTGCTCGGTCTGCGCGATGAATGGGACGAAGCGCGCGAAGCCGAGAAGCGCGCGAAGCTCGAAGCTGAGCAGCGGCGCGTCGCGGCGATTCGCGAGCACATCGACGACATTCGATCGATCGCGGTGAAGGCTGTCGGCTTGGTGTCCTGGCTCATCGCGGTGGAGATCGAGGATCTGGAAGCACTGAGCATCGATCTGGACCGCTTCGCCGAGCTGACCGGCGAGGCCGAGGCCGTGCGCGGCGCAACGCTCGACAAGCTGCGCGAGCTGCACGCGGCGGCCATCGCGCAGGAGGCGGAAGCCGCGCGGCTCGCCGCCGAGCGCGAAGCGCTTGAACGCGAGCGCGCCGCGCTGGCCGAGCAGCAGCGGCAAGAAGCCGAAGCGCGTGCCGCGCGCGAGCGCGAAGAAGCTGCCGCCCGCGCCGAGCAGGAACGCATCGACCGCGAGCGCCGCGAAGCCGAGGAAACAGCACGCCGCGCGCAGCAGGAGCGCGAGGACGCCGCGCGCCGCGCCGAGATCGAAGCCGAGCAAAAGCGGCTCGCCGAACAGCGCGCAGAGCAGGAACGCCGCCAGGCCGAACTCGACCGGGCCGAGCGCGAGCAGCGCGAACGCGAGGAAGCGGCAGCGCGTGAAGCCCGCGAACGTGAAGAGGCCGCGGCACGCGAACAGGCGAAGCGTGAGCGTGAGGACTTCCTCGTGCGGGGTCCGGGGCTCGATGCGATCGTCGCTACGCTCGCCGCGCACTACAACGTTGAATCGTCGACGGTCCTCTACTGGCTGTTCCTCTACGACGTTCCTGCCACAACCGCATCCGTAGCAGCCTGACCCACCCACAACGCGCGGCCGAGTCTCGCGCACATGGAGAAAACAGCATGTCCGATGTCATCACCACCAACCAAGACACCGCGCCCGGCGCGTTCGACCTGTCGCCCCGCTCGCTCGAACAGGCGATGCAGCTCGCGAACATCCTCGCCGATTCAAGCATCGTGCCGAAGGACTTCATCGGCAAGCCTGGGAACGTGCTCGTCGCGATCCAGTGGGGCATGGAACTCGGCCTGAAGCCGATGCAGGCGATGCAGAACATCGCCGTCATCAACGGCCGGCCGTCGCTCTGGGGCGATGCCCTGCTCGCGCTTGTGCTCGCGTCGCCGGTCTGCGAGTACATCGAAGAATGGGAGGACAAAGGTACGGCCTTCATCAAGTGCAAACGCCGCGGCAAGCCGGAGGACATCCAGAGCTTCAGCGACGACGATGCGAAGAAGGCCGGCCTGCTCGGCAAACAGGGCCCGTGGCAGCAATACCCGCAGCGGATGAAGAAGATGCGCGCGCGGGCCTTCGCACTGCGCGACAACTTCGCCGACGTGCTGAAGGGGATCTCGGTCGCTGAAGAGGTGATGGACATCGAGCCGGTTGAGCGCGACATCACCCCGCGCGCTACGCCGGCGCAGATCGCGCACAACGCGGCCGACAGCTCGCGGCCCGCGCGCACTGCACGTCACGACGACATCGTGAAAAAGCTCGAGGGCGTCGCGCTCAACCTCGGCTTCGAGCCGTTCAAGGAAGAATGGACGAAGCTCTCGAAGGAAGATAGGTCCGCAATCGGATTGCGTGAGCGCGATCGCATCGCGGCGCTCGCCGGCTGTCCGCAGGCGCAGCAGCAGACCGAAGGCGTGCCGCAGGACGACGGCGCCGGTCAGCGCGAACCGGGTGGCGACGATGAGTGAAGCCGTCGAAATCTGGAAAGCGATGGGTGACCACCGCAAGGCGATGCGCGCGAAGTACGGCGTGCCGTGCCCGCGCTGCGCCGTAGCACGGCCGAAGGCTCCCCCGTCCATCCTGCTGCCGCAGCAGCGATGCCGCGTCGACGGCTATGTCGATCCGCGGCCCGAGCTCACCGACGAGCAATGGAGCGCAGTATGAGCACCACTATCGACCAGCGCACCGACGCCTGGTATGCGGCGCGCGCCGGCCGCATCACGGCGAGCCGCTTCGCAGATGCGATCGCGTTCAACGGCGGCGAGCCGGGCGACGTGTACAAGACCGGCCCGAAGAAGGGCCAGCCGAAGCCGCGCCAGTCCACCGGCGCGCGCGACAAGTACATGCGCGAGATCGTGTTTGAACGGCTCGCCGCGACGTCGACGCACGAGGTCGGCGGCCGCGCGATGAAATGGGGCGAGGAAGTCGAACCCTTCGGCCGCGAACAGGCTGAGCTCGCCACCGGTTACATCATCGCGCCGGGCGGCTTCTTCACGCATCCGCGCTACGAGTTCCTCGGCGCGTCGCCGGACGGCCTGATCGGCGACGACGGCGGTTACGAATCGAAATGCCCGATGGACGAAGCCGTGCACATCAACACGCTGCTCAACGGCATGCCCGACGACCACATCGCCCAGGTGCAGGGCGGCATGCTCGTCACCGGCCGGCGCTGGTGGCTGTTCGTCTCGTACGACCCGCGCGTGCCGGAGCCGTACAGCCTCTACACCCAGATCGTGCCGCGCGACGACGCGTATATCGACGGCGTGCTGCTACCCGGTCTGCTGCAGTTCGAGGCCGAGGTGAACGCAATGATCAGGAAGCTGCAGCAGCGCGCCGCGTAACCGCCCCACCACCATTCAGGAGCAGTCATGTTCGAAATCAAAGACAGCACCCTTGCGAAGATCGTCAGCTGCACGAACGTTTCCGAGAAGCACGGCGCTGAGCGTGTGCCGGCGATCTCGGTTGGCCTCTACCTCGTCGGCGGCGGCGAACTGCTCGACATGTTCGACGTCGCGCTGCGCGGGATGCTCTACCGCCGCCCGCAACCGAAGCCGGGCGAGATCGAAATGGAGCACTACGGCCTTACCGAGTTGCGCTTCCCATTCATGCGCAACCTCGTGTGGGACCGGAACTACGAGGGCTATCTGCTGCGCTTCCATATCGGCGCGACCGGCGCCGAGGACGTGCTGCTTGCCGAGTGCGGCCTGAAGGACATCCGGTTCACCACGCAGGAAGGTGGTTCCGTCGGCGTGCACTTCAAGATCACCGCTCACCCGAAGGACGACGAGGACCACGGCAAGATCGCGCGCCGCGTGCAGCAGGAGATCGGCATCACGTTGACGCCGCCGAACGACTACGTCGAGCCCGGACTGTTCGGCGAGCCGACGCAGGACGGCGACGATCCAGATCCGTTCGAAGGTTCGGATCTCGCTCTCGACGCCGCAGATGGTCCGAGCGATGGCGACGACGAACTTGAGACTGCCGAGTAACCCGGAAAGGCCCCGCGCGGCACACCTCGGTCCGCGCGGCATTCGAAGGGGCGGTCTGGACGACGCCCTGCTTTTTCGGCGCCATTGAGGCTTTATCTGTAGAGGAAGCGAAGTGAATGAGCTTCATCTTTTCGCGGGCGCTGGTGGAGGAATCCTTGCAGGTCAGTTGCGGGGGAACCGATGCGTATGCGCCGTTGAATTTGATCCCTACGCCCAGGCCGTCCTTGTCGCTCGGCAAAACGACGGCACCTTTCCTGCGTTCCCGATTTGGAATGACGTTCGAACCTTTGACGGCAGACCTTGGCGCGGAATTGTTGATGTCGTGGCTGGAGGCTTTCCATGCCAAGACATCAGCGCAGCCGGCACCGGCGACGGACTCGACGGCGAACGTAGCGGCCTCTGGACCGAAATGGCTCGGATCATTCGCGAGGTACAGCCTCTCGGAGTCGAAGTGGAAAACAGCCCAATGCTCACTTCTCGGGGACTCGGACGAGTTCTCGGAGACCTGGCCGCGATGGGGTTCGATGCGGAATGGGGAGTGCTATCTGCGGCCGATACAGATGCCCCTCATCTACGGGAACGCATCTGGATTCGAGGTTATCTGGCCGACGCTCACCGTGCACGGCAACCACAACATGCCCGGCGCCAGCAAGAGTTCGGGATGGGGTCCGTCGAGTGCAGCGAAACTCTGGCCCACCCCGACGGCCAGTTTGGCGGACAAGGGCGGCCGGATCACGCCACGCAAGGGACGCGAGGGCGGCACGCTGATCAAGGCAGTGTCGTCGCACCTGTATCCGACGCCCTGCGCGATCGATGCGGGCAGCGGCCGCATCAACAAGAGCCCGAGTCCCGGAGCTGCGGAGCGCCCGACGCTAGCGATGATGGCGCGGAAGGGAATGTGGCCTACGCCGTGCGCAAGCGCGAGCAAAGGTTCGTCGCCAGCTGCGCTGAAGCGCAAGTCGGGAAAGAGCCGGGAGAACGATCGGATCGATCACGCGGTTATGGCTTCGGACGGTGGCCAGCTGAACCCGGAATGGGTCGAGTGGTTGATGGGATGGCCCATCGGGCACACCGCATTAGAACCCTTGGAAACGGCCAAGTACCGCGAGTGGCTGCGACAGCATTCACCTTTCTCAAACGATGACGAGACCACCTGAGGACACCACCATGAACGACCAACAACAGAGCCGCGATGATGCGCTGACGGAACGCGACACGAGCAAGACGAACGCCGAACAGGGGCTGTACCGCAAGTTCGATGTGCGTCGCGTCGACGGAAGCGACCAGCCCGGCGGAAAGCACCACGATTGCGAATATTTCGTGCTCGACCTGAACCACGACGGCTATGCCCGCGCGGCACTTCGCGCGTACGCACGCGCATGCGCTGCTGAATTTCCCGTGTTGGCGGCCGATCTGATTGCGCGGTATGGGCCGGACCCTGTCGAGCAGCCCGCAGCAGCGCCGGCAGTCGTCACCGAACTGGCGAGAATGACGCGCATGTTCCATGCAGCCTGCCACGATCTCGGGCTCATCAACGAAGCGCTCGGCCTCGATCCGGACGACGGCGGTGCGGCGCCGATCCTCGACGCCATTGCCGAACTGAAGGGCCGCGCCATCTCTGCCAATGAGACAGGTGCGGAAGGGGCGGCGATCGCGTGGATGCGTGTTGATGATCCGCGCGACTGCATCTCGGATGCGAAGAAGCGCGACATGATCGAGCACGCTGGATCGCCTGGCGCTCGGCTCGCCGAAAACTACTCGATTCCGCTCGGCCGCCTTGGTACGCCTATGGCAGCAGCGCCGGCCGACGAGCGGGCGGCGTTCGAAATCGATGCGGAAGATGCACGCGCCATCATCGATGCTGGGCACGCCATTCCGGATCACTGGCGGGCAAATGCCGAGCTTATCGTGAGCATGGATCGTGACCCGGCTAAACGAGAGGAAGCCGGCAGAATGGCGGTGATGCTGCTGCGAATATTGCTCAAGGCTCGACATGACCGCGCGGCAGCATCGCCCGCTGCGGAGGGGATGGCGTGGATCAATCAAGCGCGTGCCGCACTGGAGCCGTTCGCAGCTATCGGCCAGTGGTTGTTTGCGCGGCCGCTGCCTGACGAAACGCCCGTCGTCGATGTGCGCGGCCTGCACGGCCAGTCTGGCGCCCTTACTCGGGGCATGTTCAAGGCCGCCCACGCTGCCCTGCAAACCGCCCCGCAACCCGCGCAGGCCGGCGCACCGGCAGAGGCGCGCGAGCAGCCGAAGTCGTTGGCGGAAGTGTGGGATAGCGCGCTGGAGCAGATCAAGACCGATCCGGCGCTTCTGGCGAGGCTTCGCGCAGCCATCGACAGCGCCCCCGCCGATGCGAGATCGGGCGACGCGATCGCGCGTTCGAAGCGAATCCTCGCGCTGGTTGACGACTATCACGAGAGTGCTACGACAAGCGCAAGGAGCGCTGCGCGGCACGCCCTCCGCGTCGCGCTGATGGACGAATTCGAGACCGCTAGGCCCACCGCGAGGGTGGCGAGCCTGACGAACGAGCAAATCGCCGCTATAGCGCGGCAGCACGCGACTTCGTTCGTCGATGGCGACGACGCTATCACCGATATGTTCTTCGAGGGAGAGTCCTATCTGGAATTCGCCCGCGCCCTTCTCAATGGAGCCGACCATGACCGGTAAGCTGACGACCGCCGAGCGCGCCACGATCATGGACGCATGCCAGAGCATTTCGCGCAGCGCCGATGCGTTGGAGAAGTGCCATACCGTCGACGGCGATTGGGGCGACGACGTGGACGCGAAGGCGTTCTACGAGGCAGAACTGCGCTTGCTCGCTCGGTTGACCGCCCTTCTCGCCCCCACGCAGCAGCCGAGCGAAGGCCACCCTCTCAAGAACCCGATGGTACGGTTTCCTACGGAAGGGGATATACGGAAGTGGGAGGTAGCGCGGAAGCGGCAGCCGAGCGGCGAGGTGACGGGGTGGCAGCCGATCGAGACGGCGCCGGCCGATACGGAGGTGGTTGTGTTCTGGCTCGATCCGGAATCGCCCGAGCACCCTGAGCGCTACGACTTCGACATGCTCGACGACGGATGCTGGCGCGTATGGACCGACCACTACGAATGGGCGCACTCGGTTGCGCCAGCTGGTAGCCGTATGCCGCGCGAACAACCGCCGTACACGCACTGGAAGCCGCTCGGCGTGCCGACCGACGCCGCCCGCGCCCAAGGAGGCGACCATGCAAACGGCTGAAGTAAAAGCCGCGCTGCGTGCGCGCTTCTGCTCGCCCGAGTGGGCGCTCTTTTTCGAGGTGGCCGACGCTACCGGCGCGCGCCACAACCGCTGGGCCGACGCGGTCGCGATGAACCTGTGGCCGTCGCGCGGCCTCGCGATTCATGGGATGGAGGTGAAGGTCAGCCGCTCCGACTGGCTGCGCGAACTGAAGGACCCGTCGAAGTCGGCGCCGGTCCAGCGCTACTGCGACCACTGGTGGATCGTCGCGCCGGCCGGCGTGCTGAAGGACGGCGAGCTGCCGCCGACGTGGGGCCACTACGAGGTCAAGTCGGGAGGCACGCTGCGCGAGATCGTCGCCGCGCCGAAGCTCGAATCGGAGCCTGTCACGCGCCAGTTCGTCGCCGCGCTGATGCGCCGCGCGAGTGCCGCCGACGAAGACGTCGTTCGGGTTGCCGTGCACGCGGAACTGGCGCGCCTGCGCGAGCATGACGAGAAGCGCATCCAGCGCGAGATCGAACGCCGTACGGACGAACTGGCGGACCTCCGCAAGCAGATCGCGGATATCGAGCGCTGCAGCGGCGTGGAGATCGGGCGCTGGAGCAATAGCGAGGAGATCGGGCGCGCGGTGAAGGCTGTGCTGACCACGGGCGCGCTGCGCTCGTATGGCGGCATCGCCGCGCTGCGGAAGAACGCCGAGTCGATCCTCGCTCGTTGCGACGAGGCGATGGCTCTGTTCCCGACGGATGACTCCGACGACGAGATCGACAGCGACCCGGTGGGAGCCAGCCAATGAGCGCGATCATCAGCCCCTGCTGCGGCTACGGCTATCGTCTCGAGCGCGAAGTCGCGCCGACCGGGATCGTCGTCGCCTTCTTCGGCGTGAACCCGTCGCGCGCCGACGCCAGCGTTCGCGACCAGACCGATCTGAAATGGACCGGCTTTGCCGCCCGCTGGGGCGCGCGGAAGTACATCGCCGGGAATCCGTTCGCCTTCCGCTCGCCGAACGTTCGCGACCTAGTCGCGGTTGTCGACCCGATCGGCCCCGAGAACGACGAACACCTCGCGCGGATCATCGCGGACGCCGACCAGCTCGTGCCGTGCTGGGGCGATCGCGGCAAGCTGCCGAAGTGCCTGCGCCCGCGCCTCGACGCCGTCGCGGAAATGCTGTGGGCCTCTGGCAAGCCGGTGAAGGTGTTCGGCCTGACCGCCGCGGGCGACCCGAAGCACCCGCTGATGCTGCCGTACGACACGCCCCTTATCGACTGGAGTGCGCAATGAGCGAGAACAGCAAGATCGAATGGACGGACCACACGTTCAATCCGTTTATTGGTTGCACGAAGGTGTCGCCCGGGTGCGACCACTGCTACGCCGAGCACCTGATGGACACTCGCATGCACAAGGTCGTGTGGGGGCCGCGCGGCGAGCGTGTGCGCACCTCGGCGTCGACGTGGCGGCAGCCGGTCCGCTGGAACGCGCGGCACGCCGAATTCTTCGCCGCGCACGGCCGGCGCCAGCGCGTGTTCTGCGCGTCGCTCGCGGACGTGTTCGACAACGCCGTCGATCCGGCGTGGCGCCGCGACCTGTTCGCGCTGATCGCGAGCACGCCGAATCTCGACTGGTTGCTGCTGACGAAGCGAATCGGCAATGTCGCGGAGATGCTGCGCGGGATCGACGTCGACCGGCTGCCGGATAACGTCTGGCTCGGCGCGACGGTCGTCAACCAGGCCGAGGCCGACCGCGACATTCCGAAGCTGCTCGCGGTGCCGGCGCGCGTGCGCTTCCTGTCGATGGAGCCGTTGCTTGGGCGCGTAACTCTGCGCAATCTCCCGATCGGCGCCCATCACGAAGAACTGCACTTCCCGCTTGAGCACGACCGCTTCGACTCGCTGTCCGTGCCGAACGGCATCAACTGGGTGATCGTCGGCGGCGAAAGCGGCCTCGGCGCGCGGCCGATGCATCCGGACTGGGCCCGCTCGCTGCGCGATCAGTGCGCGAGCGCCGGCGTACCGTTCCTGTTCAAGCAATGGGGCGAGTGGTCTGCGCCGGGCGTCAGCTTCCCCGATGAGCACCCTGACCGTGCCGAGGAGGACGAGCTCGCGCGGTTCAAGGTTGGCAAGCGCGCCGCCGGCCGGCTGCTCGACGGCCGCACGCACGACGAATTTCCGGAGGCGCAGTGACCGAGCGCCCCTACCCCGCCACCTTGACGCCGGCCCTCGGCCGCGTGCTAGGCATGATGGTCTGGGAGACCGGGCCGATCGCGCACGCGCTGCGCGCCGCCGGTCACGCGATCAAGCGCACGCCGGAGGCCGAGCAGGCCGCGGTGCTCCACTGGCTCACCGGCTTCGCGCTCGAGCACGGCGCAGACTGGGAACGGCATGCGGCCGCCGCGCTGCACGTGCTCACCGAATCGAGGGGAGGCTGAGTATGGGGCGTCGACGCATGTGCGAACCGAGGGTGCTGAACGCAGACAACGTGTTTGCGCGGATGGTGCCGGGCAAGACCTATCCGGCCTATGTGATCGCCGCGCGCTTCAAGGTGCCGACGAAGGATGTGCGGCCGCATCTCGACGCGTTGATCGCGATGGGCCGGATCGAGCACAGCCACGCGCTCGCGAAGACGCTGGGATTTCGGCGCCCCGGGCCGTTGCCCGCGAAGGAAGCGCCGGCTGCCGCCGCTGACACGAGCGTCGCAGCACCGCCCGCGCCGCCCAATCTGAATTCAACCCTGACCGGCTACGAGCGCGAAATCCGTGGCTGGGTCGAACTGTGTATGCTCGCGAGGACAAAATGAAAGCACTTCGAATGAAAGACTTGGTCGTGAAAGTCGGTCTGGGTCAATCCACCATCTATCGCATGATCGCTGACGGAGAATTCCCGAAGCCCTTCGAGATCATGCCGAAACGCAACGCATGGCTCGAATCGGACATCGACGCATGGCTCGCGCAGCGCGCAGGACGGCCCGATCTGGCACCCGCGCGCGAGCCGCTCGATATCACGCAGCCGATGCGGGTCGTGTGAACGGCACCACGTTCGTGCCAACGTCGCCCGCGCAGTAGCGGGCCCAGTCGTCCATCATCCCGCGCCGGCGCTCGAGCATGTCTCGGCGCCGGTACGCGGACACCGTCATCGACGTGATCGTATGCGCGAGCGCCTGCTCGGCGAGCGAGTCCGGATAGTCGGTGCAATCCGCGACCCAGTCCCGAAACGTCGAGCGGAAGCCGTGCACCGTGATGTCGCCGCGATCCATGCGGCGCAACAACAGCAGCATCGCCATGTTCGACAGCGGCCGCCCTTCCTTGTAGCCCGGGAACAGCCAGCCCCATTTCGCCTTCGTCGCGATCTGCTGCCGCACGAGCTCGACAGCCTCGTCGCAGAGCGGAACGCGCAGCTCGACTTCACACTTCATCCGGTCACCTGGAATCGTCCAGACGCGCGCGTCGAGGTCGAATTCCTCGGGCCGCGCAAACAGAACCTCATTCGTGCGCGTCGCCGTCAGGATCAGCAGTCGCAGCGCCTGCGCCGCGCGCTTCGGCCGCTGGCGCAGCGCCGCGAAGAACGTCGGCATCTCTTCCCACGCGAGCGCCGGGTGATGCTTCACGGTGTTGCGCTTCTTCACGCGCGGCAGCACGCGGTCGAGGTGATCGACGTAACGGGCCGGATTATCGCCGGTGCGGTGGCCAAGCACCGTCTCGGCGTCGAGGATCGCCTTCACGCGGCCGCGCACGCGCCGCGCGGTCTCGCCCTTCTTCATCCAGATCGGCTGCAGGACGCGCACGATCATCTCCGTGTCGACGTCGCGTACGTCGATGTGGCCGATCACCGGGTAGGCGTATGTCTCGAGGGTGGCCGTCCACTGCTTCGCGTGCTTGGTGTTGCGCCACGTCGATTCCCGGTCGGCGATGTACGCCTCGGCGGCCTGCTTGAACGTCACACCCGGCGCATCCTCGGCTGCCCGCACGACCTGCGCGCGGCGCCGCGCGACGATCGGGTCGATGCCCTGTTTCACGCTCGCCCGGTAGTCGGCCGCCACCTTGCGCGCCGCGGCGAGCGGCAGCACCGACAACGAGCCGAGACCCATCTCTCGCGCGCGGCCGGCGATCGAGAAGCGGTAGATCCACGAGCGCGAGCCGCTCGCACTGATCTGCAGATACAGGCCGCCGCCGTCCGCGTAATATCCCGGGTCGACGAGCTTCCCGATACCGAGCGCGGTCAACCGATTCATCTGCCGTGATGCCAT